TAATACGCAAGATTGGTCGGAGACGCGTCAAACGCGGCCCTCTGGGACGTGTCGGTAGAAGGAGACGAGCCAAACCAACGAGCAGCATCGAAAGACTTGGAGACGGTGTTCACCTCCGGGATGTAGTTATTCATGTACATCCAAGAGGCGTCTCCGTTCTCAATAATGCGACGGTAATCGTTCGGAGGCGACGAGACGCTGTTAACAAGAAGAACACCGACCACATTACCGCCTGCCGCGGCAGTCGAAACGTAACCAGCGTATCGAACAGTGATGGTAGAACGGCCGACAACGTAGTTCTGATACTGCACTTTCATGTTGTCGTACCCCATCGGCTGGTGGTCCAAGCACCCAGTAGCCGTAACGCCAGTACTGATCTCGGTCGGTACGCCAGATCCGTCATGAGCAATAGGGTTGTAAATGTCATTCGCCCTGATCATGATGTACGACAAAGCGCCAGAGGCACCTCCCGGGAGATAAATGTTCTGAAAGTACGTCAGGCGGCTATACCGGGGCCACCCGAGGGCGACTCCGTGACCTCGCAGGGCGAGACCGGCGCGTCTGACGCGGATGCGTTTCCGGACACGGTCGGCGTAGCGCCGCGCGACAAGCGGCGCACGCCAGCCATAATGGTCGTCGCGGCGCCGATGACGAGCCGCCGCCCAGGCTCCCAAAGCGGCGCGAGACATAGGATGTGGCATAAGATTGGCCGAGAAAGATGGACCAGGAACAACAGTAGGGCGGAAATCTCGACGAGGGGCAGAGGCAGTAGTCCTAGGAAGAACAACACGGGCCTCTTCTACAGACTCAAGGGGACGCTTGCGACTAATCGTGCGAACGTTTTCGATACGAGTGCGGGTATCCCACGCGTGCTGCTGTATATCACGATTCCAACGATCACGAAACGCTTGGTCAGGAGAAACCAAAGCGTGCAGAGCTTCCTTCCAAAGGGGAGGCTTAGGCGGAGGCCTAACGGGATTCGGAATAGACGGAAGAAACGGAACTCGCTGCCGCGGAAGCAACCAACCAGAATTAGTCTGATCGTACTGCATCAACTGACACTAGAAAAATAAAAAAAATAACTGACAAAAACAATGAAAAAAGCATGCAGCCACAACAAATGGTGGCTCCATAGTGGCTCCAGGAAAGGATGGTAACACTAGTCATCCTTTCCCTACGCTGGGACCCAGTGGTGGCTTCAAGAGAAGCCCAAAGACCCCAGTGGCTCCAATGGCTCCAATGGCTCCTATACGCTCTCAAGCACAAGGTCCGAGGTACCAAGCGAGCGCACGTCCCAGCGATCGGCGGACAATTGAGACAAATCGGGGAGCCAATTCGCGAAGATATACACGCGAATCGGCAGCATGATCTTCAGACGAGACTCATATTTGGGGGAGAAAATCATGCCGTTCGCGGCCTGCTCAATGATGGCGTAGGAGATCTTCCCTTCGGCTTGGCGCGGTAAGTCAAGCAGCAGCACGCGGCACTTCTCAGAGACAACATAGGCGATGTCCGCCCCCTTGCCGCCGGTAACGTACTGCACGTCCGTACGGGTGAGAAGCAGATGACGACAAAGCCCAGTCTTGCCGGCACCACCGAGCGAGTCGGCGACCCACACAACAGTGCGCCCATCGTACTCCTGCGTTAGCTCGGACACAATGACCCGCTGCCAAGCACGAAGAGGGACAGAGCACAACGGGTCGTACAGGCGCACACGAGACGGCTCAGGAAAAATCCAGGGTCCAGCAACGCGCGACTCGTCCTTACAGCAGTAGTCATACGAAGCGTCAATGTTGTGCGCGACCTGAGAGACGGCAAATCATAATGGGCAAATCAAAATACTCACTTCATAATGACCTCGACCACAGAGATGGTGACGAAGGAAAGAGAGACGTTGCTTCTTGAAGAGGGAAAGCGCGACCTGGTAATGACGGTACCCAGACTCGCCTCGCTCAACCTGGAAGGTGAAACGATCACAATGCTTCCCCAACCACTCCTTCAGACCAGCGAGGTCAAGCTCGACTTCAGGGATCGTACAAATCCAATGACGCGCGGCAGCAGCCCGCACAGGAGCAACGGGGTCAATGGGGGGAACTGCAGTGGACTGAGACATTGGAGACTTGAAACAACTGAAGTGGTTTTCAAGTGGAAACAAAGTTTCTAAAAGTTTCTATTTTTACAAACTAGAAAAACCAGTGGGTAATTTCAGATTTTTTTATTTTTTCATTCATCCACTCAATTTTTGATTTGGATGCATGACGGTTTGATTGCCCGCTGCCGCTGCCAAACCATTCTCCACTGTCATTTGATCAACTCATGGCGTGCACAGCACGCTCCAGGCCCTTAACATCGTACTTCACAGTAACGAGAAGGTGGTTGCCGGTCGTGGCATCGTTCCGAATATGGTTCTGAAGGAACACCATATAATACGCAAGATTGGTCGGAGACGCGTCAAACGCGGCCCTCTGGGACGTGTCGGTAGAAGGAGACGAGCCAAACCAACGAGCAGCATCGAAAGACTTGGAGACGGTGTTCACCTCCGGGA